ATGACCGAGGCCCGATTCCCTGCGTTTGTCGCTGGGTTCGGAGCTGGTAAGACTGAGGCCGCTATTCTCCGCTGTATCACGGGCCTCCTGGCTAATCCTGGCGTCAATCGTGGGTTCTACGAGCCGACATATGACCTGATCCGAATGATCGCTTGGCCGAGGTTCGAGCAGATACTCACAGAGCTAGAGATACCGTATCGCCTACAGAAGACGCCGCTCAACCAGATTGACGTCGAAGGGTATGGCACTGTGATGTTCAGATCGATGGAGAATCCCAACAGGATCGTCGGGTACGAACACGCCGACGCTGACATCGATGAGCTGGATACGCTCAAGCGAGACGACGCTGCACACGTATGGCGCCAGGTCATGGCAAGGAATCGCCAGAAGAAGCAGGGATTCAACACGATCGGCGTCACGACAACGCCCGAGGGATTCAAGTTCGTATATGAGCAATGGCGAAAGGAGGCGAGACCAGGGTATGAAATCATCCAAGCGCCTACGAGGAGCAATCCACATTTGCCTGATGGTTATATTGATTCACTCCAGAACGCCTACCCTGAGCATTTACTCCAGGCATATCTGGAGGGTCGGTTTGTCAATCTCACGTCAGGAACGGTATATACAAGCTATAACCGACACGCTTGTGCGAGTGACGAGGAGATCAGAGAGGGCGAGCCGCTGTTCATTGGCTGTGACTTTAACGTCACCAAGCAGGCGGCGACGGTATATGTACAGCGCGACGGTGGCCGTACCTGGCATGGCGTCGATGAGCTGGTGAATATGTACGACACGCCAGAGATGATCAGGATTATCCAGAGTCGATATGGCGATCACCAGGTGTATATCTATCCTGACGCAAGCGGCAAGAGCCGCAAGACAGTGGACGCGAGCAAGTCAGACATCGCGCTACTTGAACAGGCTGGGTTCTGGGTTCGCGGGAATAAGCGCAATCCCATGGTGAAGGATCGCATCCTGGCAATGAACGCCGCCCTGGAGTCAGGCCGAGTGAAGATCAACGCCGCCAAGTGTCCAGTGACAGCTGAATGCCTGGAGCAGCAGGTGTACAAGAACGGCGAGCCAGACAAGTCGAATGGCCGAGATCACCAGAATGACGCGACGACGTATCCGATCGCGTATGAGATGCCGATCGTCAAGCCAGTGGCCCATGTGCCTATCAGGTTCACCCTATGATAAAATCACGATACTCATTACCAGGTGACGCCCATGTCCGTCAGTAATAAACACCCCAATTATGAGCTGTATAAGCCGTCGTGGACCAAGACGCGAGACGCTGTGAGAGGCTCTGTCGCTGTAAAAGATAAGCGGCATACGTATCTGCCAGTACCAGACGCGGAGAGCAATGACGACGCTTTAGGGGCTCAGACAGTCCGATATCGCCAATACCTCAAGCGAGCCCTGTTTACCAACTTCACAGGACGCACCAAAAACGCCCTGGTCGGCGCTGCATTCCGTAAAGAGCCCAAGATCGAAGTACCTACGGGCCTGGAATACCTCATCAATGATGCGAGTGGTGACGGCCTGGGATTGGAGCAGCTGGCTAAGGATGAGCTGTCGAACCTACTCGAGTGCGGCAGGGCGTTCCTTCTGGTCGACTACCCGCAGGCTGATGGTGATCTCTCTCTCGAGGATATTGCTCGTTTGGACCTTAAAGCGTCCGTTATTCCGTACACCGCAGAGCAGGTGATCAACTGGTGCACCGATACGATGGCAGGCCGCAAGGTGCTGACTATGGTCGTCCTGGCTGAGGATTATCGATCGAGCAATGACGAGTTCGGTCATGATATGGATGTGCAATACCGCGTACTCAGGTTGCGAGAGGATGGATATACACAGCAGGTCTATCGCGACGAGATGCCGTATACCGATGAGATCTATCCAAGGCGGTCAGACGGCAGCACCTGGGACGTCATCCCTGGCATATTCGTGGGTAGCAAGAACAACGACTCGACCATCGACGATGCTCCTCTATCGGACATCGCTGACGTCAATATTGCACACTATCGCAACTCAGCCGACTACGAGGAGAGCTGCTTCATCACAGGACAGCCCACGCTGTTCATCACGCACAGCCTCAACGCCGATGAGTTCTTCGAGGCCAATCCCGAAGGCATCAAGCTGGGATCTCGTGCTGGCCATATCCTGGGGGAGACAGGCGGCGCCACTCTGCTACAGCCGCAAGCCAATCAGCTAGTGATGGAAGCGATGCGAGCGAAAGAGCAGGCCATGGTCGCAATCGGTGCACGTATCATTACCGATCGAGGCAGCAATGAGACAGCAGAGGGCGCCAGGATACGATTCGCATCGGAGAACAGCGTCCTGGGCGACATCGTGGGCAACCTATCTGCCGCACTGCAGCAATGTGTCCGATGGTGCGCTGAGTTCATGGGAACGCCTGACGAGGTGGTTATCGAGATCAATCGCGAGTTCTATGACAAGTCTGTCGATCCTCAGCTCATTATGTCGATGGTCACGCTCATGGATAGGCAGATCATCAGCGACCAGGACATATTCAATCGCCTCAAGGCCGCTGGCATCATCGACGGCACTCGATCCCTGGAAGACGTCAAGGAGGAGCTGGGCGATTTACCGCCTGTCTAAGCCATGGCTAAAGATCCACGACTCGAGCGGCATGGCCTATCAGGCTATAACAAGCCAAAGCGCACACCAAAGCACCCCAAGAAATCCCACGTTGTCCTAGCTAAAGAAGGCGACAAAGTAAAACTGATCCGATTTGGCCAGCAGGGCGTCTCGGGATCGCCAGCACGCCAGGGCGAAAGCAAGGCATCAGCTGCTAGGCGTAAATCATTCAAGGCTCGACACGCCAAGAACATAGCCAAGGGTAAGATGTCGGCGGCTTATTGGGCCAATAGGGAGAAGTGGTAGGAAATAAACCCAGGCCGTGAGGCCATAGCACGTCGTGATGACGTTAGGAGATGCAAATGCGATATATACTGATATTGACGGCTCTACTGAGCCAGACTGTATTCGCTGAGAGCAAGATTCTCATAAATAAGTCAGACCAGCGGTATGTCGTCATACCAGACTGCCAGGTTCAGGAGGATGTCACGGACATCATGGTCAGACGCTTAAAGGTAGGCGCCGCCGTTCACGTAAAGTACGGCAGAAAGCGAGAGCGATGCGCCATTGTTGATGTCTATGAGCTAACCAGCGAGGTGAGTTATGCCAATGGTAAAGGGTAAGAAGTACCCCTATACAGCAGAAGGCAAGAAGAAGGCGGCTGCTGCCAAGAAGAAGGCGAAGGCCAAGCCGCGTGTCGGCAAACGATGAGATCCTCAATGCACTAACCAGGCATCAGATATTCGTTCTGAGATATGCGCGTGGGCGTGAAAATCGCGCATCCGATTTTATCTCTGACCTTCTTATGAGCGTCATCGAGCGGCTAGATCAGCCAGGTCTGACACCCTTCGCACGTCAACGCATTATGCAGCAGGGCGGCGATCTTTATCTGTATATGCTGGCCGAGCAAGGCTCGTATAGGGACGAGTTACTCGAGGCGCTCCTGGATTTCGGTCAGTACGAGGCTGAATTTAATGCTGGCGTAATTGGCCAGGTAGGAGTCACAGCAGCAATTCCTACGGCTGGGCAAATATATACAGCGATGAATACCAGCTTGATCGACATCCCTGGCTCTCCAGGTTACTCAATGATTCGTATGCTTCAGGATTTCGATAGGCACACCTTGAATCAAGTCGAGCTGCAGATCAGGGAGGCCGCTGTATTTGGATACACCAACAAAGAGCTGACCAAAAAGATCCTGGACCTAGAGCCAACGCTCGGGCGAGGCGCCGCAACAGTCGCCAGGACAGCTACGAATCACGTATCGAATCAGACGCGAAAGCTCTCAATGCAAGAAAATGACGATGTTATTGAGGGCTATGAGTGGGTATCAACGCTTGATTCGCGTACCAGCCTGGTATGTATGGCGCGAGATGGGACGATATATCGAGACTTTGACAAAGATCCGAAGCCGCCAGCTCACTTCAACTGTCGATCAACGATCACGATGGTCGTAAATCCTGAATATGATATTGGCCCAGAGGGAGGCACCAGGCCGTCAGTAGGGCCCGATGGAGTGGAGCAGGTCAAGGCATCGACCACGTATTCGGATTGGCTGAAACGGCAGCCAGCGAGCTTCCAGGACAAGGTTCTCGGGCCAGCTAGGGCCAAGCTATTTAGGGAGGGCAATATCACTCTGGATAAGTTTATTGATGAGCAAGGCCGCCCGATTACACTCGATCAGCTGCGTGGAGTGGATAAGCAATTTGCGCCAATAATTCAGCAGCAAGCCACGGCAAGCTCCGACCCTGATGATTTCGCATTCACGACGCCAGCCAAGCCGATTGGCGATATTAATCCCAGAAGAATGGAAGAGATCCAACTAGTCAGCGCCATCAGAGCAAAAGCACGACTAGAGGCGTGGGCAAAAAACAATGCACAAGATGAAAGGCATTGGGCTTATTCCAGGTTTAGGGGCCGCACTCAGGGCGCCAAGTTTGAGCAGCTCGGTTTATTCGATGAGGACACCCTGGTCGCACTCGAGGCGTGTCTCGATGACATGGATCGGCTTTGTGATGCTTTCAATGTGCCCAGGCTCCAGGGGTTCGTCAAAACTGGGGGTCGTGCTAACGCAAGCATGGGTGACGCGATCATGGCAATCAACCCGATTACAATGGGTGCGCGTGTAAAGGGATTGACTAAGGGAGAGCGTCGAAACAGAGATCAATCGAAGCTGAGTACCTGGACAAACGAAGGCGGCACGTATTGGTTTCGAGGTCGGCCCTGGTCGGTAAAGGATTACCAAGACAACGATTTTGACCAGTTCAGATCGACCATATTTCACGAGCTGGGCCACCACATACACCAGATGTACGGCGCCAAAATGGATGTTCAGTATGGCCGTCGAGTGCTTCCGCCTGTGGAAAAGCTATTCCGTAACGGTAAATATTCGGGTAAGAAACGGAAATCAGCGTCAGAGTATGGCGATACGGATTACGAGGAGTGGTTCGCGGAAAACTTTTCTCTGTATTTCTTAGGTCGACGGGATAAGGCTGACCAGCTTTTCATCGATTTGATAGAGAAACTCCTGGAGGGAGCATATGGATAGAGATGACGCCTGGATGGCGATCACTAAAATCACGAACAAGCGCAATGTGACCAAGGCTGATATCGCTGAGGTTAGGCGTTTAATGGCGTTTTTGCCTGAAGAGCAACAGGCAGATCTCGAGGAGGCGTTATTCCTCCTGGAAAAATCAAAGTAACGCGGCAGAGCCGCACCAACCACCAGAGGTGAAAATATGGAAATCGAAGGTATCGAGCTAAGCGAAGAGCAGAAGGCGGCAATCGAGGCGCAACTGCAAAGCATGGTCGAGCAACAGGTCGCTGGTCTCAAGAGCAAGAATGACCAGCTCCTGGCTGAGAAAAAGGCCAAGCAACGTGAGGCCGAGGAGGCGCAAGAAGTAGCCAGGCAACAAGCCGAGGAAAAGGCCAAGGCCGAGAACGACTATAAACAGCTGTTTGAGGCACAAAAAACGGAGGCCGACAGATACCGCCAGGAAATGGAGAAAATGCAGCAGGAGCGTATACAGGCGCGCATTGACGCGGAATCTGGTAAACTTGCAAGTGGATTAACCAAGGACGTAGCGAAAGCCGCGCTCTTACAGCAACAAATAGGCCAGAGGCTTGCGTTTGTTGATGGGGAAATCCGAGTGACGGACGACAACGGTCAGCTGACTGTGTCCACACTCAGTGATCTGACAAACAGCATCAAGGAGCGATTACCGTTCCTGGTTGATGGGAGTCAGGCAGCTGGCGGCGGCGCCGCACGTTCGGAAGGCAGGGCCCAGGAACGATCAACAGAAGTAAGCAGGGCCGAATTCGATGCAATGAATCACCAGCAGCGGGCTGAGTTCTTTGCATCGGGCGGTCAACTTTTCGATGATTAAGGAGGCCGACAATGGCTAACGTACTTACAGACCTAGCAGCGGACATTTATAAAGCTGCCGATGTCGTGGGCAGGGAGCTCGTCGGCTTCATCCCCGCGTCAACCATCAACGCAAACGGCTCAGAGCGAGCAGCAAAGGGCGACGTCGTTCGTGCTTCATTCACTCGCGCCGCGACAGCTGTCGATGTAACCGAGGCGATGACTATTCCCGAGGGCACCGATCAGACTGTCGACAACAAGACACTGAGCATCACAAACGCTCGCGCAGTTCAGATCCCATACACAGGTGAGGATATACGTCACTTGAACAATGGTATCGGCTTCGAGACTGTTTACGGTGATCAGATCAAGCAAGCTATGCGAACGCTCTGCAACGAGATCGAAGCTGACTTAGGCGAAGCAGCTGGTACTGCAACCCCTGCGGGCACAGTGGGCACTGGTGGCACTACGCCATTCGCGTCTAATTTCGACCTGATCGCAGACATCCGCAAGGAGCTCGTCGACAATGGTATGCCAACAAACGACGGTCAGGTTTCTCTGATCATCGATACAGCGGCTGGTGCTAACCTTCGCAACCTGGCAAACCTTCAGACAGCTAACACTGCGGGTGGCACTGATTTGCTACGCCAAGGCGTATTGCTTGACCTCCAAGGCATGGCCATGCGTGAGTCAGCTAACGTTTACGCATCAGGCGGCAGCACGTTCAATATCGCTATGCACCGCGCTGCTATGGAGCTTGCAATGCGCGCTCCAGCAGTTCCAAACGGTGGCGATGCGGCTGACGACGCGATTGTGGTTCAAGACCCACATAGCGGCCTCGTATTTGAGGTTCGCTCATATCGCGGATATCGCAAGTCAATGATCGAGGTAGCAGCTTCTTGGGGCGTAAAAGCCTGGAAGCCAGACTTCATCGGTCACTTGTTGGGCTAATACCCAGGGGCCTTCGGGCCCCATTTCTTTTATTGCGAGGAGACTATGACGGCAGAAGTTACTTTGATCATTGAAGACGGTTCGCTTGTTGCGAATGCGAACTCGTATATCACTGTCACTGCCTGGGATACCTGGGCGACAGATCGCGGCATTGCACATAGCCACAGTGACGCCAAGATCAGCCACGCCATACTCCGCGCAATGGACTATTTTGAGTCGCTTCATTTCAAGGGATTGAAGCACACCGAAACGCAAGCTCTGCAATGGCCGCGTGATCGCGTATGGATCGACAGCTATGACGTCGACGCCGACGAGATCCCAAAAGAGGTCAAGAATGCGATGTATGAGCTGACCAAGATCGAGCTGGACGGTGATCTCCCTTTAAATGCCCAGGAGCGCCAGACCGAGTCTGAGCAGATCGGCGACATCAAGGTCGTATACAGCAACACAGCCATGATGAGAAAGCGCACTCCCGCATTTAACTTTGCGGTGCGAAAGCTCGTGCATGGTGTCAACTTCGTGTCACGATCATGAGTTTTAATTACGCTCCATTAGCCACTACGGCTACCAACTTGCTTACAAAGTTCGGCCAGGAGCTGACGTTCACGCGGACGTCAAAAGGATCGTATGACCCAGGGACAGGAACGACGACGGATACCACATCCACGTTCACCAAAAATGGCGTTTTGTTTGACTATCGCGATGCTGACATTGGCGATCAAACTGTATTGGCTGGAGACAGGAGGCTCGTCTCTGAGGCCCATACTTATGAGGTCGGAGACACAGTCGCGATCGGTTCAGACGTTTATCGCGTAATTTCGATCAGCACCAATCAGCCAGGAGATACGGCCCTGGTCAGCGAGCTGCAGATCCGAAAATGAGCAAGACATTCACAGGTGCGATCAAGGACTTTGCCGAGCTGCCCGAGAAGGTAGTGCGAGGAACGCTCATTGGCATGGGCTCCAAAATCATTAAGCGATCGCCAGTAAAGACAGGCCGATATCGAAACAACTGGCAATTCAGCATCGACGCGCCAGCAACTGGCAAAGATCCAGGCGGATCAAATGAGCTATCCCTGGTAAACACAGCGAATAAGATGGTCGCGGGCAACACGTTTTATATGACCAATAACGTCCCATATGCCGAGCGCATCGAGTACGGCTGGTCTCAGCAAGCGCCGAATGGCACCGTGGGCGTTACTCTTTCAGAGTATTCACACTTTATTGAAGTGGCGGCCAAAAAATGACGGTATTTAACGACATCCAGGCGGCGCTCGATACTCAACTGGCTACGATTACAGGTACGCCTATCGCGTTCCCGAATATTCCATACACACCGCAAGCTGGGACAACCTACTTGCGAGCAGCATTCCTACCAGCTGACACGCTCCAGGCATCCCTGGGCGGCTCTGGCAAGGATGAGACCAATGGTATCTACCAGGTCGACGTCGTAGCACCTCGGGGCTCAGGGAGACCGTCAGAGGTAGACACAGTGGCAGATACGTTCAAGCGAGGTACTGTTTTGACGTATAATAGCCAGAGCTTGCGAGTCCGATCAGTATCGATGGGGCCCGCTATTTTGGACGAGGAGTGGTATTTCATACCCGTCTCGATTGACTTCCAGACATATACTGAGGCCAGAACATGACATTCGCTAACGGTGCACAGCACAGCCTACACTATATTGCGGAGACCACGTATGGCACCACGCCGTCGACTCCCGCATTTTCCCCACTTCCACACACAGGGACCACACTCAACGTGTCTAAGGACGCGGTCGAGAGCGAGAAGCTGAGAGGCGATCGCATGGTCGAGGATTTCCGTCACGGTAACAAAACCGTGGGCGGTGAGATCAGCTGTGAGCTGGAGTATGAATCATTCGACGATCTGATCGAGGCGGCCTTATGCGGCACCTGGGCGACAGACGTCCTCAAGGCAGGTACAACTCGCCGATCGTTCTCGATTCAGCGTAAGTTTGGCGACCTGGCCACACCTGAGTTCCACACGTACAAGGGTTGCGAGATCAACTCAATGGCGCTGTCGGTATCTCCGAACGCGATGGTCGGGTGCACGTTCGGCGTCGTGGGTAAGGATCTGGCATTGGCCACATCAGCGATCACTGGCTCCACGTTCGGAGCTGACGCTGGCATGGTGCCATTCGATTCCTTCACAGGCTCGATCAGTGAAGGCGGTACGTCAATCGCAACCGTCACATCTGTCGAGTTCACCCTGGAGAACGGCATCGAGCCATTGTTCTCGGTAGGCAGCCAGACCACCAATCGCCCATCAATCGGTCGATCACGAGTGACTGGTACGCTCACCACGTACTTTGCCAGCAAGACTCTATATGAGAAGTTCTTAAATGAGACATCATCGAGCATCACGCTGACGCTGACCGATCTGGACGGCAACAGCTACGAGTTCGATTTCTCGAATGTGAAGTACAACAGCGGCCAGCCTGACGTATCGGGCGAGGGTGCGGTGACTATTGCGATGGACTTTGTGGCTCTGTACGACAGCACAGACGACTCACAGATCAAAATCACTCGCACTGACGCCTAATGGACTTTGCACAATTAGCCACAGCCCGGGTTCACGCCCAGGGTGCTGAGTGCAATATCAAGAACCCACTCAACGGAGAGGCCACAGACGTGTTTATCACGATCATGGGCGCCGACTCCCGCGAGTGGCGTTCCGCCAAGAAGTCGCAGACGTCTCAGATACTGAAGGCGAAAAGCCAGGGCAAAGAAGACAGCCTTGATTTCGACAAGATGGATGTCGATGCTCTGGTATCTGTCACCCTGGATTGGCGCGGTATTGTTAAGGATGGCGAGGAGTATGAGTTCAACAAGAAGAACGCCCGCGATCTATACCAGGACGCCCCTGGCGTAGTCACACAGCTTCTCGAGTTCCTGGGTAATGGCGAAAATTTTATAAGCGGCTGACCGACGAGTTCGTGGCGTTTGGTCGGTGGTGTATGTGGATACATAGCATCCCTGATGGCTCTGACATCAGCCGATTTGAAACGCTGAAGCAGGTCGAGAAAACGACGGGCGTCACGCCGCCAGATCTCCTATCAGCACCGAAACTAAGCGCGGATCATGACGACGCTTGGAAGGCGTACACGTCGATGCCGACTCACTCATATGCGGAAATAGCAGCATATGAACAGCTCACGGGTGTAAAATTGGACCCCTGGGAAGTCAGCGCGATCATAACGCTGAGTAAATATCGAGGAGCGCCGCCAGTATGGCCACTGAAGTCGGATCACTAACGCTAAAAGTCGACACGACAGGTGTCAAAAAAGGCAAGGCAGACCTGGATAAGTTCGGCCAATCAGCCGCTGCTGTCGAGGAAGCGATCGAGGACATCGAGGAGGCGGCGAAAGGCGCCATTCCTCCACTGCAACAGCTCCCCGAAGCAGTAGGCGGAGCCATCCCCCCAGGATTACCAGAAGCCGCAAACGATAGCGGCAACCGTATCGGAGACATGGGCCGCAAGGCTGGCATGGCTGGCGTTCAGTTCGAACAGCTGGCTGGTCAGATTGCCGCTGGTCAGAACCCGATGAGAGCGATTGGTGTCCAGGCGGCTGACTTGGGTTTCGTTCTTGGTGCGCCCTTACTTGGTGCAGTGGTCGGTATTGGTGCAGCGGTCGCCAGTGTATTGATTCCCGCACTTATGGGCGCTGAGAAATCAGCCGACGATCTCGAGGACTCCCTCACAGATATTGGCAAAATCATGTCCGAGGATGCGGCCACTGGCGCGATGAAGCTCAGTGACTCATTCCTGAGACTTGCAAAAACCAGTCGCAACCTGGCGGAGATCGAGCTTCGAGTGAAGTATGTCGAGGCCATGCAAAATGCGACAGCCGCTCAACAGTTAATGATCGACAGCCTGGATGAGTTAAGTGTCACACACCTCACAGCGGGACAGATGGCGAGAGGTAACGAAAACCGCCTAAAAGCATATGCCGAGGAAATGGGCATATCCACAAAGCAAGCCAATGATCTCCGCATCGCAATCGACTCAATGGCGGCTGGTAATGAGGGCGCCGCTGAGTCTGTCACGTCAATGATCAATGAGCTATTGCAGGTCGACGGCGTCACTGACAAGTTCGCTCAGATGGCTCTGCCTGTACTTCAGGCGGCGATGACAATGAAAACCGCCGAGGAACAAGCCGAATTCCTATCAGAGGCCCTGGCTGACATACCAGGCGCCATCCAGGAGGCGTCAGAATCAAGCTCAGAGTACGCAAACTCCGCCCAGGGCATGATTGCAGCCATGGAGGAAGAGGCCGCCACAGCGGGCCTCACAGGCCGTGCTCTCGCTATTCTCTCAGTAGTAAGACAGGCTGAGGCTGAGGGACTGGCTCCTGAAAAGATTGCCGCCCTGGCTCAACGAGCTGGCGCTCTATATGACGAGGCCGAGGCTGCAGAGGCGGCTACAGCGGCGATCGAAGAGAAAGCCAAGGCCGAGGCAAAGGACGAGAGCAAGAAGGCGGCGGAAGCGGCCAAGGTACTTGAGCAGATCATGGCGCTGAACGATACTGAGCTAGAAGCATTACAGAGGAAGGAGGCTGATCAACTTGCCATTCTCAAGGAAAGGCTCGAGGCTGGAAAGCTCGCAGAGGAAGAATACCAGGCTGCAGTCACTGAGATCGCGGAATACGGGGCTGCACGTCGTGCTGAAATCGCAGAGAAGGAAGCGGCTGATCGAGGGCAGGGATCACTCGAGCTGACTGACGCCCTGATCAATATGGAGAATCTCCTATTCGATCACAAGGACAAGAAGTCGAAGGCGGCACTGCGTATCGGCGTCAACCTGGCAAACGCGGAGAAGCGCGAGAACGCCAAGAAAATCATGTCGGACGCATACAGCGCCGCGATGTCCGCATACAAATCACTCGCTGGGATACCCTTTATCGGGCCCGCATTGGGCGCTGCTGCGGCGGCGGCTATCCTGGCCACTGGGGCACAGTACGCGACACAATCGCTCGCAGGACGCGCTCTAGGCGGCCAGGTACGCCCTGGAGAGTCTTATATGGTCGGAGAGCGTGGGCCAGAGATCCTGACCATGGGAAGCAATGGCGGATCGATTACGCCCAACGAGGCTATCCGAAACGAATCACAGCAGACGGTCAACAAGACGGCGAACGTCTCATTCAACATACAAGCAAACGACACCCAGGGATTCGATGAATTACTCGTACAGCGCCGAGGTCTGATCATCAGCGTCATCAATGAGGCCCTGAATGACCAAGGGAGGGCATCACTGGCATGAGTTACCCAACAGATCCAGAATTCTCACGGGTGGCCGTCACCTCCAGGCACTCCGTAGTTCGCTCTGAGGCGAGAAACGGACGCACCCAGGTAAGATCACTAGGCTCACAGCGATGGGCGCTCACGGGCCGTTATAACGACCTTACGCGGGCGCAGTTCGCTCCTGTCTTTGCTTTTGTTATGGCGCAAGAGGGTGGCGTCGAGGATTTCACGATTGTGCCTCCAGTAGTCAGTGACACAAGCGGAACCAGGACAGGCACGACTCAATCACTCGGAGCGCATAGCATCGGCGACACGACCATCAGCGTGGACGGCGGATCAGGCACACTCAAGGCGGGTGACTTCATTAAGTTCGCCAGTCACGACAAGGTGTATATGATTACAGCTGACCTCACGACAGCGACAGGCAGCCTGAGTATTCAGCCAGGACTGATTTCGGCGATACCTGACAATGACGCGATCACATATAACAACGTACCATTTACCGTACGTCTCGAAAATGACGTCCAGCAATGGGCGCTCTCGGGTTATGATAGGTACAACTTTGAGATTGATTTCATTGAGGTGCTCTGATGCCACGCGGCCTAAATTCCACGCTAAAAACAGAGCTGGCAAAGGACAGCTTCCGATTATGTAACCTGGTATTCATCGACGTCGGTTCGGGCATTCGCCTGACTGATTACGCGCATGATGTGGTCGATGGCTCAAATACATATTCAGTCAGTGATCACGTTCTTAATATCGGAGAGCCCAAGGAGTCCAGGGAGCTTCGAGTCAATACCATGTCCCTGTCGCTTTCTGGCGTGGAGCAGACGTATATATCGCTGTTTCTAAGCAATGACTACGTTAACAGGCAGATTTTAATCCAGAAGGCCGCTATCAGCGCCGCTGGCGCGATCGTTGGCTCGCCCTTTGTAGCATTCGATGGTCGATTGACTCGATTCGAGGTGACTGAGCGACGTGATTCCTCTGAGGTAATCGTCGAGGCCGCCAGCCATTGGGCTGACTTCGATAAGAAATCAGGGCGCCTGACCAACAACAACTCTCAGCAGCAGTATTTCCCTGGCGATGTCGGGTTCGAATATGCCGCAAACACAGTACGCGACTTAAAGTGGGGCCGTAAATAATGGGATTCTTTTCTAGCATCATTAAGGGAATTACTGGCCTCCTGGGCGATATCGTCGGCTTCTTAATTGGCGTCGACTTTGACGACTTTGACGACCAGGCCCAGGGCGCCCTTGTAAACAAGCAGAGCAACATCGATCCGATCCCTGTCGTTTACGGCAAGCGCAAGGTCGGCGGCGTTCGCGTGTTTGTTTCGACTGGTGGCGGCAAGAAAAACGAATACCTGTACATGGCGATCGTCTTATCTGAGGGCAACATCGAAGCTATCGATCAGATATACGTCAACGACAAGCTGCACACCCATTCAGACTATAGCGGCTTAATCTCTGTCGACAAGAAGCTAGGCGGCGATAACCAGGGATACTCCAGCCTGTTATCTGGCGCTGACGACTCCTGGGGAACCAACCACAGGCTGCGAGGTGTCGCGTACCTGGCGATCCGTATTAAGTACGACCAGGACGTATTCGGCGGCATCCCAGAGATTCAGTGTGTCATTAGAGGCCGCAGGGTATACGACCCACGTACATCGACCACGGGTTACAGCACTAACCCAGCTCTGTGTTTGCGCGACTACCTAACGAATAGTCGATACGGTAAGGGTCTCCCTACTAGCGCCATCGATGACACCAAATTTATCGCGGCTGCTAACGAATACGACGGCACAGAGACGCCATATACTGGCGGAGCGGCTATCACCTGGATTGAGTGCAACGCTCGCCTGGACGCTGGCAAGACTGTGTTTGATAACGTCAAAGAGATGCTCCAGGGTATGCGCGGCCTTCTACCGTATACCGATGGCGAGTATGGGCTGAGCGTTGATAAGTCTGAGACCAGCTCATTCGATCTGACGCCCGACAATATTCTGTCAGATATAACCGTCACTGACGCGGGCAAGGGCAAGCGATTTAACAGAGTGATCGCCAAGTTCCCCAATCCAGCCGCTAACTGGCAGATGGACTCGGTCACATATCCAGAGAAATCGACTGACTCGAACAGTGATTTCGTGACTTTCCTGGCTGAGGACAACGGCGAGGAGCTGATACGCGAGATCAACCTCAATACGATTACAAATTTGTACCAGGCCAGAGAGATGGCCAGGATCGTCTGCGAGGCATCCAGGAGAAATACCCGATCGGTAACGCTGACAGCCACGTCAGAGGCCATGGATATCGCTGTGGGCGACGTTGTGCGATTAGAGCAGCCGAGCCTAGGGTGGACGGGAGCGGCTCGTCAGCTCATGCGTGTGGTCTCTACGCGCATCAAGGATAATGGTGAGGTCGACCTGTCGCTGATCGAATATAACGACATATACAGCTGGGTGACTGGCTCAGAAGAAAACGACAACCAGGACACCACGCTGCCCGATCCGTTTGGTATTGAGGCGCCTACCGTACCAGCTACCACTGAACAGTCATCCTTGGGGCCAGATGGCACCGTCCAGCCATCTGTCTCATTCTCCTGGACAGAGGCCGATGATGCGTTCGTTAGCGACTATGAGGTTCAATGGAAGCTCACCAGCGCGTCCGATTATACGAATTTCGCCAGGACATCAGAGTCATCTGTCGAGCTGTTTGGCCTGGACGTCGGTTCTGAGTATACGTTCCGCGTTCGCTCGCTTAATACGCTAGGTGTCCGCAGCGACTTCATAACCACAACCCGAACGCTCCAGGGCGATACAACGCCTCCAGGGGCGATCACCTTGGGTGCAATTACAGGCGGCGTTCGATCAATCATTGTCGAGTGGACCAACCCCACAGACCTGGACTATGCGTTCACAGAGGTCCACGTCACAAGCACCAACACGACACCAGCGACCAACGCATTACCAACGGCCAAGGTAGCGGGCGAGGAGTATGTCTATCAGCAGCCGTCTGGCACTGACGGCGTAGTCACAAAATACTTTTTCCTGCGCCCTGTGGACTTCTCAGGCAATAAGGGGAGCTATACAGGCACCAGCGGCAACTCAGGCTCGAGCGTCCAGGCTGACTCTGGCGATATTGCTGACGGCGCAGTGGATACCACAGAGATCGCTGATAACGCTGTCACCATCACTAAGATTGCCGACACTTTGCAGTCAACCGATTACAGCCAGGGCGTAGCAGGCTGGAAGCTGACAACCGATGGCACGTTTGAGGCTGCGGATGCACTGTTCCGTGGCAATGTGACGGCTGAAACTATTACGGTGAATGACTCCCTGGTCGTATTAGGGCCATTGGAGGCCAAGAGCCTAGCGCCTGGATCAATCACCAGGGAGATGCTCTCCCAGGATGCTTTGGACTCGATATTCGGCTCCCTGGCAACATCTGTCGGGGGATCGAATGGCGACTTCAAAGAAGATACAGGCAGCTTCACAACGTCAGGCGGGACGGTAACGCTCGGTACATCGTCAGATAAGTTTGACCACGGCACTGCTGATGTAGACGTTGAATTCATCGTTGATCACTTTTTCTATGCCACGACCAATTACACGACAGCCCAAGCACAGGCGACACTTAATTTCGAGGTGTCAGCCGATGGCACGTTTACCGATTTAACGTCTGCGACCAAAACGCACACGCTCCAATTTGGCGAATATGACCTGTCGAGTTATTACGGTTACACGTATCTTGTTTACTTTTTAACTGGTGATGTCACCAAGACGTTCACGTCAGGCAGCGGTAACGATATACCCGATGATACGGACCTACAGTTCCGCGTTCGTGTCACTAGCGTCGGCACGGCCTTCACTGGTCAGACTGTACCGTTCACCCTGGAAGCAAATGAGGGCGTTACAGGCGTCACATCGACAGGCGGTAACGCTGACACCCTGGACAACTTAGACTCCACGGCATTCCTTCGGTCAAACACCAACGACACATTCGACGGCGACCTGACGATCACAGGCCAGCTAATCCTGCAAGGAAGCATCGACCAATACAACGTCACCGACCTAGATGTGACTGACAAGACGATAACCGTCAACAGTGGAAACACGCAGTCACTATCTGACGGCGCTGGCCTTATTGTCGATCGCGGCACTGCGGCAGATGCGTCTATTACGTGGGATGAGACAAACGATCATTTTGTTTTTAATCATTACCTGAGATCAAGCGATACAGTAGAAGGCGGCGGTGGCAGTAAACAGTTACTCGCTCAGGGTACTGAGGCCGATATTTGGCTGACATCAACGGGTGGCGGTGCTGGAACATGGCGAATACTGGGCAGTACAGGCTCAAGTACAAAGATGTTCCGCATTTACGATCACGACAATAATAGCGATAGGCTTACAATCAATGCGTCAGGAAACGCAACATTTAGCGGTAGCGTCACATGGTCAGGCGGTAGCTCTACCAATGCCAACACCGCTTACACCTACAGCCAAGTCGGTCACTTGCCTCTCGCTGGCGGCACACTAACAGGTCGAGTTACCTTCCCGACAGGATCAACAACAAAGCCAATACTTGCAGAAGGCTTTTTTGCTCGCACTACTGCCGACACAACTGGCACCCATGACATCTGGGGCATTTCTGAAACTTATAATCCATCAGCAAGTTCAGCCGCAGATCAATGGGGCATCCAGTGGTCAGGCAATCCAAACGAAATTAACTTTATTGGTGCGGGTCAGAAAAAACTCAGTATTGATCTAGATACAGCAGGCGACGTTGAGATTGATGGCAACCGTATATGGGATGCTGGCGACTTTACATCAACAAACATTACCAACTGGAACACAGCTTACGGCTGGGGCGATCACAGTACGGAGGGATATCTTACGGCTGAGGCTGACACCCTTGCGACGGTAACGGGGCGCGGCGCGACAACTACAAATGCGATTAGCACGGGTGCTATTACTACAAGCGGCACCTTGAAATTCAGCGGGAATAACCACTACTTTCAAGCAGGCACTAATTCAGTTGATCTAAAAAATGCGAGCAATGTTGTATTAGGTGGCTTTAACGCGAGTGGCGTTAACACTCCGTTTGGCTATCAGGTCAGTGGTACAACGGTCATAGCATCTACACGTCGCTTCTATGCTTCCAACGGTACGACGGTAAAAGCCGCGTATTCGTTCGATGGCGATTCAGGCACAGGCATCAGTCGTACTGCGGCAGGTCGTATCGACTTCCTATCTAGCGGCGCTGTTAAGGCTTACATAAAGACGGGCACGAGCAACCCAATATCGCCGACAATGTACGTTGACGGACGCACAGAAATAAATGGGGTTGTGACATGGACTGGCGGTAGCTCAACCAATGCCAACACTGCATACGGTTGGGGCGATCACTCAACGCAAAACTACGCGGTCACCACAGGGGACACATTTACAGGGTTGTTTAAAGCCACTGGCGGCTCTCTTATAGAAATACAAAATCAGCAAGATGGCGGCACTGGACGCGGCATAATGATGTGGGACTCAGGAGATACCAACTGGGGTATCTACATGGGTCAAGCAGGTGGCAGTAGGTCGCTTGCGGGGAGCAGTGCGGCGTCAGGTTTAGATGGTCGAACGTCTTACGCTGTACGTTTTAGAGTGCATGACAGCACAGGAAATATTGGCTTTTTGTTCGAGAACTCCTCTGAAGAAGCGTTATTCCAAGTGCGCGGCGATACGGGCGAAATTTACTCACGTAATAATTTTTACCCTAGCAATCAAACAACAAATTACGTCAGTTCAACACGCATTGCTAACTGGCAGACTGCTTACGGCTGGGGCGATCATAGTGCCGCTGGCTACCTAGAGACAAATGACAACATAACTGTCGGGACAATAAGTAGCGGCGCTATTACGAGTAGCGGCACCTCTACTTTTGATGGAATTATTGTAGACGGAGATGATGACGCAAGTGCGACTTCGTGGGGTACAGCACCAACGGCTATTATTGGCGGCTTTAGCAGTGGAAATCATGACGGAAGTAATCAACTTACTGATTTCCGTATGGCTGTCATTTCTAAAGATACCAATGGCGGAAATACGCCTGTTATGCAAAGAAACCAAGCATGGGTAACGGGAGGCATATCAGGTGAAGCATATAACTCAGCCGCACGTTGGGATTTAGGACGATGGGAAAATTCAGGTACAGATGCGCGTTCGCGTCTTGATCTATACCTAGCTGATGACGGTCAGACGTGGGATCACGTTATGACGTGGCGAGCCGAAGGCTCTAATCAAACTCGAGTTGGAATCAACACTACTACACCAACTGCAACGCTAGATGTTAATGGCGCTATTAATAGTAGTGGTCAGTTTATTACCGCAGGATCAATTACAGCGGGCAATGGCTCAACAACGCTTGGCTATTACGTCGGCACGACTCAGGTAATACAGGGATCGACACGTAACCTAGTCAATATCGGCACAATAGGATCAACAGGCGAAATAGGCGTAACTAACGGAAGTCTCACCCTAAGTAGTGGCTACAATGTTCAATGGGGTGGAGCGTACAGTTCGGGCTTTCCCTCTATCTTCGCAAATTCGACATTAAAAGTTTTACGTTTCGCGCCTAGCGGAAATACAGATGGCGTAGTTTTAGAAATAAACACTGGTGGTTTGGACGTTCAAATCGGCGGTTATGAAGTAGGCGGTACAACGGTCATAGCATCTACACGTCGATTTTATGCGTCAGACGGCACAGTATCGAAAGCGGCATATTCGTTTGATGGCGAATCCAGCACTGGTATGTACAAGTACGGTACGAATCAGATTGGCTTTACCGCTGGCGGCAGTCTTATGGCATACGTGCAAAACGTATCAGGCTCCGCTGCTTTGGTTGTACAAGGTCAGATCAACGCATCGGGCGGCAACTCTGGTAACTGGAATACGGCCTACGGCTGGGGCGATCATAGTACCGTTGGCTACTTAGAGACGAATGACAACATAACGGTCGGCACAATCGACTCTACTTATCTTGAAACTACATCGGGTGGCGTAGTTTCAATATCTACTGACGGCTCGTCATACGCTAGTGGAATGTTGCGCGGTGCTTTAGAAATAGGTAGCACGTCGAGAAGCTATCGCTATACCAGCGGCTGGTCTGGCTCTATGCAGTCAGGAATCCTAGCGAACACCTCTGAAGATTGGGAGTTTATGGTTCATGACGCAGGAGACGCGCTAGGCAGTATTTTTGTTTATGAGTCGGCAAACAATGCGGCAGGATTAATTCGCTTTGGTAGAAATGCAGGCTATGGCGTTTCCAATGCTGTATTTGAGGGAACAATTTCCTCGGGCGCTATCACTAGCAGTGGCACCAGCTCTTTCGGCAATTTCCGATTAACTGATAGCTCAAAGATGGGCTTCGGAACAGTGAAGTCAGGAGGATCAGTCAACCACACCGCATCGGTTGATGAGGGTATTTTCTGGCACATAACAAATACCTATGGCATATATCGTACTTCTGGCGCGTGGTCTTCGCCTGATTATCAGCAGCTTAGACTAGAGTGGGAAACAGGCATTGAGCTTGATGGCGGCAGTGCTTACGGCAAATCAGGCGTCACTGTTACTGAGTCCGATCTTCTCATAAGCAATAATGCAACCGATCCCACTTTAAAGTTCGTAACTACTAGCTCCTCCGCCGATCCTGTATTACAGATGAACGGGCAAGCTGGTATCGCTGGTGAAGGTTTTGAGATTTGGTATGACAACAGCGTCGGTGACGTACACCTTCACACGACCTACAACGATTCCGCCGCCGCAATACGCTTCCACACCAGTACAGCGGGAAGCAAAGCAACATCAAACGAGCGATTTACAATTACGGGCGACGGTCATGTGTTGCTTGCAGGTGATAACGGTTTTTCGCCTTATATGTCGCGGACTAACACCAATAGCCTCAACGCTGGATATAACTGGGACACAGACTCAGCGGATCTTTGGATTAACTATCGTGGCTATCAGAATGGCACTAGCCGATTCCGCGATTTCCGTGTAGGTAACGGCAAAAACGTAGGACTTATTTTTGTAGACGGCTCAACAAGAGAAGTTGACTTTCAAAACAGCACAGACATTTTAGTCGGCGGCACAACGATAATAGACAGCGCTCGCAACGCACAATTTAGTCATCTGAATGTGGCAAGCGGCACAACAGAGGCAGAGGTCGACGTTCTGCTACGCAATCGCTTTTACTCTCCTAGCGGCGCAACAGGGCGAATACTTAACTGGTATTCAGCAACAGGTGGGACGGAGCTATACCATGACAAGCATGGCTTAGTTTTTTGCGATACCGATACAACCACTGGGCAACCTGCTCGCGTGGGCCTGGCACTTGCAAACAGCTCAACAGCAAATAACGTATGGTCGCCAGCAATTACATTTGGCGGGTTGAGTACGTCAGGCGGTTATCAGTCGGCGGGTGCGGCGATTGCGGCCAAACTTCCTAGCGCGGCTGACACTAACTTTAGAGCAGGTGATCTGCACTTTTTCACCTCTGGCACTGCTAACGCCGATAGAGGATTGGTATCCAAGCTGGTTTTAACTCGTGATGGCGATTTAGAAATCGAGGATGGCGATTTCATTATTAACGGCACGACTCGTATCAACAGTGCAGGTAACGCGACTCTTGGCAGTATTACGTCGGGCGCAATCACAGCCACCAATATCAGTGCAACGTCTTTGAGTCTGTCAGGCGCGTTCACCCCTACAAGCATTTCCGCAACTAGCACGATTAGCGGCAGTCAGTTTAGAGCGAGCTATGGCAGTGAGTCTGCGCCAGCGTTTACGTTTAAAAACGACGACGACACGGGGATGTACGGCTCGGCCAACCGCATCCACTTCGCTGTATCAGGCGATGAAAAAATACAGGTACAGCCAAGCTCAATCATATTGTTCGAAAGCACCACTATTCAAGACGAGCTAAAGGTCGGCACCATACCGCAGACCGTCATCGACTCCAGCCGCCAGTTACAAAACGTCACAGTCTCACAAGGTGAGGCGGAATACGGTCAGTCGCTAAATGGCAACTTCGGACAGTGGTTAGCTCACTCGCGTTATAACACGGCTGGTTTTGATGCTGACGTAGATTACTGGGGCTGGAATTTCATACAGGGTCAAGTGGACGCACCTGCGGCAATCAGCACTCAGTGGTATCGCAACCGCGTTGCGCTTGGTGATGCTTATGGACATGGAGTTAGCTCTGGTGATTACTGGCTGGAAATGGCTTACCCGCGCTACGGTAATGGCGCTGGCGCTGGCACTTCTTCTCAGCTTTCCCGAGGCACCATGTGGGTTCGCACCTGTGAAAGTGGAACTCTTGGCAGTTGGTCAGAGATAGGCGGTAACCTTTACAACGGATTAGAGATTCGCGGCGTAGCCGCAATCGACATTTCGCGCAATGCAACGCTAGGCACCATTTCCAGCGGCGTTATTACTGCAACAGGCGAAGGGCATACATTTTATAACTCATCAAATAGCATTAAGTTTGGTCGCAACGCCAACGAAAACATTCAGCTTATCGTTACAGATGGCGCGAATAAAATTATTGCGACTCAGGATAGTGACGCGAACGCCGACCACGATTTTATTCTTGATCGAGTCTTTAACGCCTCTACGGGCGAAAGTAATTTCTTTATTAAAAACGCTGGCACTACTCAATTACAAATTAACAAAACTGGCTATGTCGGCATAGGCACACCGTCAAATTCTTCATACAAGCTCTATGTCGGCGGCTCCATTGCCCAATCGTCTGGAAGCATTTACTCGTATGGTGATGTCGTCATTGGTCAAGGCTCGTTAAAGCGAGGCTCTACCACGATTATTGACGCTAACCGTAACGTCTTTGCAAATAACAACGTGCTAGGCAATGGGATTAGATCTTCGGGTCGCGGTGAGTTGCACCTTAATTCAACAGGCGAAAACACCGTTTCAGAAATATTTTTTGGCTATGGCTCTGGATACGCAGGCAACGATAACAACATCCGTTGGGGCATATCTGACAGAGGCACAAGCACAGGGAAGCTGTCTTTCTATAAGGGGCCAAAGTTAACAGGCTCTGGTTTCTACGAGATGGCTTATTTCAATAAATTAGACAATAAGCTGTACCTAGCAGGCGGTCTAGCTGTAGGTAGCTTGGGCGTTATTGATAGTAGTCGCAACGCTTCGTTTTCAAACCTCGTCAACACGGGTGGCGCAAAATTAGAAATACAGGACTCAGTTGATGGAGGCAGTACCCGTGGCATTTATATGTGGAATAGTTCAGATACCAACTGGGGCATCTATATGTCCACTGCGGGGTCTGGAAAATCTTTATCAGGTGGCAATGCACCAGCGGGGCTAGACGGCAGAACATCTCACGGCATTAGATTCCGCGTTGCTAACAGTAGCGCTCAAATAGGCTTTTTATGGGAGAACGGATCAAATCTAGCTTTGGCTCAGATTACGGCTGACTCAGGTAATTTTTTGGCGAAAGGCAATATCACTGCTTACGCCTCAGATGAGCGCCTCAAAACCAACATAAAGCCGATTGAAAGGCCGCTCGAAAAGCTGATGAAACTGCGCGGCGTAGAGTTCGACTGGATCGACGGTATCGAAAAAACGCACGGCTTTATACCTAAGTGCAAGCACGAGACGGGTGTCATCGCACAAGAGGTCGAGCAAGTCATCCCTGATGCTATTAGTCCCGCACCGTTTAACAACGAGTACAAGACAGTAGAACACACCAAGATTATTTCGTTACTGATAGAATCAGTACGCTCTCAGCAAGAGACGATTGAATCACTAACCAAGCGAATAGAGGAGCTTGAAAATGGCGATAACTAACACACGCGCAGTTGGGCGCATTGAGACATACCCTGCCGACACCACAGAGGGCGATCCAAGGTTGATGGTTGTATATGAGCATACATTTGATGACTCAACAGATGACGCTCTCCCTGTTACTAGCACAGTCGTAAAGCATCTACAGCGTTACACCGTGACGACTGACGAGGATGGTAACCAGGCATCAACAGCGACAGACGTTACTGGTGAAGATCAGCTTGTGCAGGACATCTGCGGCGCTATCTGGACTGACTAATGCCGTTACAGACATCGGGTGCTATCTCGCTTAACGACATACACGTTGAAGCGGGAGGCACCTCTGGCACACAAGCCAGCATGAACGATACCGACATTCGAGCTTTAATTAATAAGGCATCGAATACCGCCGTGTCTTTTAGCGAGTATTATGGCGCAAGCTCTACGCAGACGATTACTGTAACTCAGGGCACCTTGTCACAGCAGTTTTCCACGACACGCGGCTTTGAAAGCAGTGCGCCCACTGGCTCAGTGTCACCGACCAATGTTAATGGCGCAACGCTATCTGCCTTGGGCATTACGCGCCTTGCGCGTACTAATGCGTCGTCGGGTATGTTTTTTGAGTTTGAGTTAAGTTACAGCACCTCTAATGCTATTGGAGCTAGTGAGTTTACTAACATCTCATTCACCGCCAACGGGACGCTAACAACGCTTACATCGGCAGAGGCATCGACTACAACGCTTGCTGGCGGATTCCGACGAAGATGGACGTGGAGCTTAGCCAACGGCTTAGACACGACAGAGATAAGTAATATCTCTACTGAGTGGGACGGTTCAGGCAATATCGACGTGACGTTTGTGCCATGAGAACACTTGTATATGACACGCCAGCCGACGACGCCACGCACCTAGAGGGATTCGTGGAGTCTGAGGCGATTACCCAGGCTGATCCTGTGCCGTTTAGAGTGCCGATGATCAAGACAAACGGCGTCAATGACATGGAGGCCACCATCGCTCTCGTGCATTTGATGGAGGATCGCATCGACGAGGACATCGCTGACGGATCAGTTATCGGCAGAATACCTGTGAACCCTTGAAAATCCTTCTGGTTGACACTACATTGACCACACCACAAAAACCAACGGGGATACAAATGGAGCAACAACAGAACCAAGTCACTGAAGAGCAGTTTGTCCTGGCGCAGCGCATGGAGTCGCTGGCGCGTCAGAATGCACAGCAGGCGCTCAGAATCGCGGACCTGGAGGCGCAGATCGCCCTTATCCAGGCCAAAACACAACAAGCACAGCCCGAATCAGAAGAGCCAGAAGCCGAGCCAGTAGACGGAGAACTCGTCGAACACTAAATCCGCATGGTAAAATGCCTCAAGGGGGCGCATGCATACCATCGTCCTCTTTCTCATTCTCGAGAGTAGTACAGTCAGATATGTGGGATATCGAGTCGTACCACATACGATGTGCGTCTACAGGCAACAAGGCACCGACAAGAAACACGTCTACTATGTAGCCTCTGCAATCTATAGATGCCCATCGGTCATTCGATTGCGTGGGGGTTCGTAGTGATTGATCCGATTACAGCGGCGGCAACGGCGACAAAATGTTATGCGACGGTCGTCGCGCTAGTACAGGCGGGTCGTGAGGCACATGATGTGATGGGTCAGATCGGTCAGTGGTACGGTGCCGCGTCTGATGTCCTGTACGCCGAAAACAAGGCCAAAAACCCCAACCCATTTAAAAAGATTGTATTTGCTAAATCAGTGGAAAGTGAGGCTCTGCAACTTTTCGCACTGAAGCAAAAGATGATCGCCCAGCAAAAAGAGATACTCCACATCATTAACCTGGCTTATGGAGCCCAGGGCTTAGAAGAGTTTAGGGCACTTAAGAAAAAAGTCGCAAAGGAGCGCCAGGACGCTGTATATCGACAGATGGAGATGCGAAAGCAGATCTTGGAAGGCATCGCCCTGGTGGTGATGTTTGGATTGATGATATTCCTCATCGGCCTCATCCTGTCATGACCTGTGATAAAATACGGTAACGATTACGGGGTGGGATGATGGACCTTGCAGAAAAAGCTCTCGAAAAGCTGGCACACCATGAAAAGCTATGTGAAGAGCGGCTTCGCCGACTCGATGAAAAGATCGACGCTGCTCATAAAGACATCGCCACGAACCGCACTGCTGTGTTCGCTTTGTATCCTTTTATTTTTGGCGCTGTGGTTTTAGCGGACTACCTTAAATAATGCTGATTGAATCCCTGGTGGGGCCTGTGGCTGGCCTTCTCGATAAGTTTATCGAGGACAAGGACCAGAAGGCGAAGCTCGCGCACGAGATCAGCACCATGGCAGAGCGCCACGCCCAGGAGCTGGCGAAGGCACAGCTCGAGGTAAATAAGGTCGAGGCCGCACACAAGTCGCTTTTTGTGTCAGGCTGGCGCCCAGCGGTCGGCTGGTGTTGTGTCCTGGGCATGACTGGTAATTTCATGGTGATACCGTTTACCAATTTTGTTTTGGCGCTGCTGGCTATTGACGTCACGATCCCACTGATTAACCTCGAGACCATGATGCCCGTACTGATGGGAATGCTTGGTCTCGGAGCGATGAGAAGCTACGAAAAGACCAAAGGCGTATCGAGAGAGCGGTGATGTATAAATATTTCGACGAGTCCGAGTTCGCGTGTTCAGAAACGGGGCGCAACGAGATCAAGCCAGAGCTGATCCATGCCCTGGACGAGCTGAGAGAGCGATGTGGCTTTCCTTTCGTTATCACTAGCGGTTACAGGGCTCCAACCCATAGCGCCGAAAGAGACAAGCCAAATGGCCCGGGTACACACTCCCAGGGGATCGCCGCTGATATCGCTGTCAGTAATGGTTTTCAGCGGATGAATATTGTTCACGAGGCGCTCAAGCTCGGGTTCCCAGCTATCGGTGTGGCCAAGGGCTTTATACACCTGGACATCAGAAAAACTGATACTCCAGTCATGTGGACGTATTAAAAAAAGTCATCGAGGCGGTTGACGCCTGTCATCCAATACGTATACGCTGTGTCTGTCCAATTAAGGAGGGGCACATATGTATATCGTTATCAATTATCCGCATGGAGAGGATCTCGAGACAATCGAAGGGGCTGATGTCATTGAATGGATCGATGACAACACGGTCGCCCTGGAGGTTGATTTCGGCGATCTGGAAATCCACCATCGAGTGGAGGAATCGCTCGAATATCACGAAGCCGAGGGAGCTGTATTTACCCAGACGCTTTATCACGTCAATCTGCACCACTGTAAATTCGGCTGTCATCACGTCCTGAACGAGGACGCGGTCGAGGAGCACCTGGTCAAGCTGTATCAGGAGGGCGCCGCATGATCGAACCGATGAAGGCTATCCAGGAGGAGCTGGCTCTCAGCATCCTCACTAACGCATCCCAGCACAACGACTACAAGCGCAAGGCGCTCCTGGATTTTGTCCAGGCGTCGACCCGTGAGTGGCTGGAGGGATTCGCTGACTGTGAGCGTGGCGCCTACAAGGGCGAGACGGCGGCATATAGCTCAGGCTATTGGAATTGCTACCACTATCTCGAGTCGGCCTCATACATTGAAGAGGAGCATCTGACTGATGAGTAAATTTAACTACTTGAGAAAAATCGACTGCACCGAGTTCATCGAGAAGAAGGGAAAGCTGTCGTATATCAGCTGGGCGTCAGCCTGGGAGCTTCTTAAAAAGGAGTGCCCTGACGCGACATATGAGCATCATGAGCCTGTCGTCTATCCTAGCGGCGAGGTAATGGTGTCCTGTACTGTCACGATCGATGGCTTGTCGCATAAGATGCACCTGCCTGTTCTGAACCATCAGAACAAGCCGATCGCGAACCCCAACGTATTCCAGCTCAATACGTCCATGCAGCGCTGTTTTGCCAAGGCGATCAGTATGCACGGCATTGGCCTTTACGTTTACCAGGGAGAAGATCTGCCGCCCTCAGACCCATATGACGAGGTAGTCAAAGCGGTAGGGGATTGCGTCAAGTTTCACGAAGTCATCAACAGCCTCAGCGAGGAGGAGCAAAACGAGGCATTCAACAGCGCCCCAGAGGGCGAAAAAACTGCGTTTAAAACACTTTGGCGCAATCTACTCAAGGAGGCCGAGGATCTATTCGAGACCCAGGTCGCACACATCAAAGCCGCTATCGATGACGATGACGGCCTCAAGCTCACACAAGTGTGGGACGAGTGCTCAGAGTACGAGCAGTCGATTATTCGTAATAGGCTGACCGCCCAGGAAAAGGCAAAGGCCAATCAACTCAAGGGGAGACAGTAAGATGAACGACCAACCATACAGACCGCCCGTCAATAAGGGCAATTTACATCGCAACCAGTACAAGGAGAAAGACAACCAACCCGATTATCGCGGGTCTCTCAACGTCTGTGGCGAGGTCGCCGAGCTGGGCGGCTGGATCAACACAAACAAGAACGGGGGGAAATACCTGGGGCTGGAAATCACGCCGCCAGAGGGTTATGTTTTTGTTCTCGTGCCTGAAAACAAAGAGGCGCCACCATCGCAAGAACCAGGCGAGCCACTTCCAGGTGAGTCATCACTCGATGAGGATATGCCGTTTTGAACAGCACCAAGCCGATCTTTGATACAGGTCGGGCACTGCGGACACTACAAGACGACCGAGGGATCAGCAGTTCAGATATTGCTCGATTCCTGGGCGTCTCTAGGCAAGCGGTGCATAAATGGAGATGCGGGGAGTCGATGCGTTTTGTGACGGCTGTCCGTATTTGTGAGGCGCTGGGGGTCTCTATAGAAGAATTCGAGAAAGCCAGCAGATGAAAAACGGGGCCCGATCGGGGCCCCAGGGGGACGGCGAGGGTATCGCCAGGAGGTAACACGCATGGATCTAAGGGATTTCCTAGATCGCTTACCATCTTACCGCAAAAGCGGGCGGGGTAGCTATATGGCGCAGTGTCCAGCGCATGACGACAAGTCACCATCACTACGCATCACAGAAGGCCAGGACGGACGCATCCTGGTGCATTGTTACGCTGGATGTTCTGTTCATGAGGTCTGCGGCGCTGTGAGCGTCGATGTGGCGGACCTATTCCCACCAACTGATCAACATTACCCAGCGTTTAAGCGCCCCAAGCGCGACGAGCTGGACGACTACGTGGTCGAAATTTACGAGGCTCATGTCGAGCAGGGCTCTCGGGTATCGCGTGAGGACAAGGAGCGTTATCGCCAGGCATTGCTGCGGGGCGGAAAACGCAACGGCTTTGTCGACGAGATGCTCGAGGCCATCACTTGAGTATTGCGGCCATCAACTGGGCGCTCAATGTGGTGACAGACATCACAGCAACGCAGAAGGCCATTCTCATCGCCCTAGCCGATAGAGCTGACGAGGACGGTTTCTGCTATCCCTCATATGACGATATCTGTCGACGGTCGTGCGCTAGTCGTAAAACCTTGATATCGACGTTGAAGGTGCTCGAAGAGCTGGAGCTGATCACCAGGCACAGGCGCTATTCACAATCGACCATCTATAGGGTCAATATTACACCTATTGATAGGAGTAAAATGACACCTATGGATAGGGGTAAAATGACACCTATTGATAGGAGTAAAATTACCTCTCTAACCACCAATGAATCATCAATTAATAACCATAAGGAGTTTGAGGAGTTCTGGTCGGGCTATCCGCGCAAGACTAACAAGGCAAAAGCTAGGGTCGCATTCGACAGGCTTAACCAAAAAGATAGGGCCGCTGCGAAGGAGGCGCTGACGTCCTATCCATGGTCAACTGAACAACGATACATTCCCCACGCCACAACCTGGCTGCATGGACGGCGCTGGGAGGATGAATTCGAAACGCATGAAGGGATAAGGGAACTAGAGATATGAGAATAATCGAGAAGCGAGATTTTACCGATAAGGATCTCCAGGAGGTTTTTGCTTTGAGTGAGGCGGCTGACGTCGTCAGGATTGAGCATTTCGAGAAGGCATTTTTTGATCGGGTACAAACGGACCCAGTCACACACGGGTATCCGTTTCCCTGGATCGATACGCACGACAAGGTCAGGCTACGCACTGGCGAGGTCAGCGTTTGGTGCGGTATCAATGGACATAAGAAAAGCACGGTCGCGTCGTTTGTACTGACGCACCTGGCACAACACGTAAAGGTCGGCCTAGCATCGTTTGAGATGAAGTTGTCAGATACGGCTTACATGATGTGCAAACAAGCCGCCGCAGCCGATGAGCCGCCCATGAAATTCGCCCAGGAGTTTTATGACTGGGTCGGTGAGCGTGTGTACTGGTATCGAGCACTCGGTGGTGTCGAGCCGCTCGAGGTGCTGGGCTGCATTATCGCGATGGCTGATCGAGGCGTTAAGGTCGTCCTGGTCGACAACCTGCAATTCTGTGGCGTCACTGACGACATTGAACGGGAGCGTCTGTTCATGAATCAGCTCTTGGGCATAGCTGAGGCGAAGGACGTCCATATATGTCTGGTGCACCATGTGAGAAAACCACAATCAGGCGGGGACGAGTACATTCCAACGCGGTTCGATGTGCGAGGCGGCGGTACTATTGTCGACCAGGCACACTTGCTGTTCATAATTTGGCATAATAAAAGGCGACAAAAGGTAAAGCAGTTCCAGGTGATGGGCGAAAAGCTCACAGAAAAGGAGCAACTGATCATGGCCGAGCCTGACCTCAAGCTGATCGTCGCTAAACAGCGGAACGGTCCATACGAGGGCCACATAAATCTATGGGAGGGCAAAGGCCTGACCTTCAAAAAGGCCGAGAGTCATCGGTCGATGCACATCGAGCTCCCGCGATCGTGAGCCAATTCTGGTTGATCAAAGAAAGGCGGCAGATCCAAGAGCGTGTCGCCTTCTTTCAGCGATGGCTCGAGAAGGAGTGGGACTTCAATTACCCAGTTACCTGGGAGCCAAAGGTATACCGAAATAAGCGTTCTCTAAGTCAAAACGCACTATTCCACGTCTGGTTACGTGAGCTGGCGGAGCACTTTACCGCCAAGGGTTACGAGATCAGCGAGGAGGAAATGAAAGACCTCATGAAGCACCGATTCCTCGGTGTTGAGGATCGAGTAATCCATAACACTGTGATTCCTGGGCAGCTCAGGAAAAGCAGAGGGCTCGATCCAGGCGAAATGATGGCCTTCCTGGATCAGGTTTGGGCATGGGCTGCGGATCATGGCAAGACGCTCGAGATCCCAGCCGATTCCGAATACATGAAACTCAGGGGGGATCAATGAGTGACTTATTCAGGTACTGCAACACGGACAGGCAAAAAGAGATCATCAGGCTTTATGAGTCTGGCCTAAACAAAACCGAGGTCGGGCGAGAACTGGGCATCACTAGGGAGACGGTCAAGGGCACGATCAAGATCGTCCAGGATAGAGCCGCAAAACAGGGCTATTCTCCTGATCACGATATGGTGCATCAAGTGCCCGATGGCTTCCAGGTGTCAGGTGTGTCCACGTACTATAACGACGAGGGACGCCCTACGGGGCAGTGGGTGAAGAGCAAGCAAGACGCCGATCGACGTATCGAGATGATGATCGAGCGCATCGAGCAAGCGTGTGACAACGTCGTCCCATTCGAGCCAACACCAACGCCAGAGGAGAGCGACGACAGCCTTTGCACTGTTTTGACGATTACCGACTATCACCTGGGTATGAAGGCCAGCCAGGAGTCAGAGGGCAGCAACTGGGACGCAAAGATCGCCAGGGATACATTTCTCAACGCTATCCACGATATGCTCCAGGCCAGCCCAAACAGCAAAACGGGTATCCTGGCGCAGCTCGGTGACTGGCTGCACTGGGACGGCATCCTGCCCGTCACACCACAGAGCAAGCACGTTCTGGTCGGTACGGATGATCGATACGCCAAGCTGGTCGATATTACGATCCAGGTCATGGATGAGGCCGTTAAAATGATGCTCGAGCACTTCGGGGAGGTCGTTATCGTCCAGGCTGAAGGCAATCACGACATCAGTTCCAGCGTATGGATACGGAAGTACCTAAAGCATCGATGGAGCCAAGAGCCCAGAGTCGAGGTTATCGATAATGACTGGCCGTTTTATGCGTACCTGCACGGGCGGACATTGATCGGCTGGCACCATGGGCACAGGATGAAAATGGCCCAACTCCAAAAGCTGTTCTGTTCAGAGCCACGTATCAGGCCGCTCTGGGGGCAAAGCGATTTTGCATACTTGCACACAGGCCATCTGCATCATGAGCGGGTGCTGGAGGATTCAGGCTGCACGATCGAGCAACATCCTACACTCAGCGCCAGGGACCACTATGCCGTTTCTCACGGCTACACCAGCGCTAGGGGCGCAAAGGTCATTACATACGATGCAAATGATGGGGAAGTCCATCGCGTCACTGTGAGGCCGCGTCTGTGATTCTGGCGGCGCACCTGGATGATGACTCGATCATGTTTTTGTTGGCTTCGACCATTTATGGTGTGATACCCCATCCAGAGTCGCCTGTGGATACTTGCTTGGTTATATGCCAGGCGTTTCCACATGGCGTGAGGGTAAAGCAAAACGCAACAGAGTTCGGAATGGAGTGGCTCGTGGTGCTAAACACGGAGCCTAATTTTGAGGTGATAGAAGATGGAGCAGCCCCCAAAGGTTCGATGCACTGAGTGCCACAAGATCATGGTCCCCGTTTGGAGTCAGGGATTCCTGGACGGCTGGGCCTGTGATTGTTCGAACGCAGTGAAAGCAATACTCAGAGAGCGATGGTTTCGGGAGGAGAATTATGTCGATCAAGAGAGACGCCGCCGATAATTGGTTTAGCAAATGTGTGAGAGCCAGGGATCAGCACTGCATGGTCTGTGGCAAGACAGAGGGCCTTGACTGCTGCCATGTGTATGGTCGACGAAATAAGGCCGTGAGATGGTCGCTCGATAACGCGATCACGATGTGCCGCTATCATCACCGCGAGATGGGCGAATCGCCCGCACGGTTCATGGATTTCCTAGAGGATGTGTATGGGCCCGGGCACCTGGAGATTCTGCGGGATAAAGCCAACGCCATCATGAAGACCAATCGAGAGCTGCGGCTGGAGATCGCCAAGTTCTACAGGGAGCAATACCGAGCCTGGGAAGCTGACCCAGAAAATCATCGATGGATTTCATATAATTAGTGACAAAAGTGAAAGAGAGTCATCAATTTAGTTGACGCTTACCTGTGGTTTTGAGATGATTCTCTTGTCGGCGGGGGACACCGCCATCAACCAAAAGGAAGCAAGACATGAACTACGCAGCAATTAAATCTGAAGCTCAATACATCGCGCAGATGTTTATTAAAGAGATCAACCAGATGAAAAGCGACGGCCTGTGGAACACCTGGAACGCCGATAGCTTGAACCTTCGTCAAACACGAGATATCTGTGACCACAAAATGGTCAATGGCGCATCTGCTTACAAGTTTATCGCTGCAATTAAAGCCGCAAGCGTTAGCGACTTTATAGACGCAACAGACAAGCGCAAGGCAGAGCGCTTGCTTGAAGATGCTGAAATCGAAATCGCATCTCAACCAGTACAGCCTCGTGATCTCGATGATTACGTCACACTGACCGCGCAACTCGCTTTTCATTACATGGTAATTGACGAGCAAATTAAGCAAGACCTGGCCGCATAAGCGGCCTTTTACCTGGAGGGTAAGTTATGAATAACCGCGTTACCAAAATCGACACCAGCAAGAAGGACGTGATGGATCGTATCTGTCGCTCCGCCCTGGTCAACTGCACCGACGAGGAGTGGCTCCGCGTCATCGATGTGGCCCAGGAGGCTGGCATCCTACCCGAGGAGCTGTTCCTCACAGACGTCGCTGACTTTAACGAGCGGGCGTCGAAGTTCGGCGGGACTGTCAAACAGTTCATCGCCAAGGAGGCGCGGCAATGAGTCGCGCACCTTCCAACATCGTCCTGGAGGCGTTCCTGGAGAAGCCCGATCTCGTGCTGACCCAAACAGAAATCCGCGCCCTGGTGATCGAGGTGCTCAAGTCCCGTTATATCCTGGAGAAGCAATACTCCACCATGGAGCACTTGCTCGAGGACCGTGATGGGTTCCGTCAACTGCGTCAGCTGATAGGGGGTAAATAATGACAACAACTGAGCGTTTATTCGTAGGAGGTGCGCTGTTTATCGTCCTGATTTTGATTGGGATGATGGGCAAGATGGATATGGACGACGAGATCGCGGATCAGCAGTTTTACTGCGAGCAAGTCCTGGCTGGTCACTGGCCTGATTACAAGCATATCGCCGATGAGGTCTGCGATGCTTCGTGAGACCAAGCAAGATCTTATTAATGAGGCGATGGTCCTGGATCACTTCGGGGCAAAGTACAGCGCCAAGTGGACAAAGCTAGGCAACGGGGCAAAGTATCGCATCGACGCGGCCTTTCACCGAGATGACAAGGTCGTGGCTTGGGCTGAGGTGAAGGTCTACAAAACTAAGTCGCCCTATTTAGGCGTCAACGTGCCTAAGATGATCGAAGGGTGTCAGCTGGCCCTGTTTACGGGCAAGCCGTTCTTTCTGTTCTTTCATCACAACGAGCGATTCGGGATGGTCGAGATCTCCGATGGCGAGCAAGTTCTCTCTAGTCCAAAACTGCGGATAGCGGGAGGTACGCCATTAGGGCGAAAGCCGTTAGGTGACGATATAGAGCCAATGTATAAATACAGCGAGCTTGATATCAAATGGGGGTAGTTTATGGAAGGCGATATTCAGTGGCTCGAGGAGGAGTGGGAGATCGCTCTCCAGGCCGCGTACATGATGTCTAAGCGATGGAAGGAGGACGCTGCTATCTTGTACGACTTCAGCGTGGTCAAGCTCTCAGAGAACGACGAGCCTCCTATCGAGATCGTTAGATATCAACACCCACTCGACAACATGACAAAGGTAAGATCATGATGGAATACCCGTTTGATTGCCCTATTTGCCATCAGAGATATTGGCGAGAGGAGTCTGTCGTCGAGGATGATCGATTCGACGATAGTGTTTGCTGGAAATGCGCGGAGGAGGAAGAGGTCTCCGAATGACCAGGGACGGGCGGGTTTTGTTTCCTTGCTCCCGCCCATGTTGGCCCCAGGGTTCCACTCCAGGCCCTGGGGTCTTTTTTTATGTACAATAAGCGCATGGAACAGATCGTTCGACTCCTGTGGAGCCCAGTCGCTCCTGGTGAGATGCCGCACGAACCTGGCCTGTATTTGGTAGCGTTCTCTGACGGGACCGTCGAGACATACCCAATGGAGCCAGGGGAGATTTACGACGGCGTCATTCGGTCGGGCAATGCACGGGGCGAATATTGGTCCCTTAACCTGGAGCATCCAGACAATGGGTAAGGTCGGCAAGCCGCCATTCGAGATCACGCCAGAGGTGTGTGAGAAAGCGTATAAATACGCATCGCAAGGCTGCACCAAAAAGCAGATCGCTGAATCCCTGGGCATCAACTACAGCACTCTCAATAAAAAAGAGCATGAATTTGACGAGTTTGCGGAGGCTATAAAAAAGGGCCAGGCTGTCGGAATCACTGAAGTAACGAACAAGCTGTACGAGAAGGCCCTCAATGGCGATACAACGTCGATTCTCTTTTACCTCAAGTGTCGGGCTGGGTGGAGAGAAACAGCCGAGGATCAGACGCAGAAGCCGCCCATCACAGTGAACATCGTAAAGCCTGATGGCATCGATTGAGCCGACAGCCCCTCAGTACAAGTACATGATGACCGAGGCCCGATTCCCTGCGTTTGTCGCTGGGTTCGGAGCTGGTAAGACTGAGGCCGCTATTCTCCGCTGTATCACGGGCCTCCTGGCTAATCCTGGCGTCAATCGTGGGTTCTACGAGCCGCCAA